CCACTGGTTAGCCAGTAGTTATCATCTCCTGCCGATATCTGCAGCGTATCGTGAATAACCTCCGATCCGCTGCTGGCATATAGCCGCTCAAGAATTGTCATGCTTCGGCCACTCTCTGTTTAGCGCAATATCCAGTAACGACTGGCCCGCCAGCCATTCTGGGTAATTTCCCCAACCAGAAGGCGGTAACGGGCGCTCCCATAATTCCAGCGTTGCGCTGTACTGCCAGTATTTTGGCGCGACCAGCGTCGGCCCTTCGTAAATATCCACGAACCTGGCTTTATAGGGCTTTACCCCGATGGGAGTCTGGAGTTTCAGATAGAACCAGGACTGGCCATCTTTAAGCGCATCCCTGAAAAACGCCTCAAACACCTGCGCCAGAGCATCAGTTTTAAAAATCCATTTAACCGATGCCTGGGTGGGTGTTGAGGTATATCGCCTTCGTTGTTGAGCGCGACCGGACGTCATCTCCGTTCGCAGCAAAGGTGATATGGGCTTAAACCCGTACCCGTCCATAAGCGGCATGGGCAGGTATTCGTCCGGGTAGAAAATATCTGCCATGAATATTCCCTCCGGGCAGGTTATCGTGGTTTTTTGGGCTGAAGGTTGGAGTAAAGAGCTCTACCGAAGGCATTTTGAGGATTGTTTACGTCGCTCGTCAGTTCAGATTTTATCTGTTTAGCCAGGCGGCGGCCGTGGGCATCCAATGTCTGCATCATCACATCATCCGGTTTACCAGTGAGGTGGTAATTGACGTTGATGTCACCAGTTGAAAGAAGTTGTCTTTCTTGCTGCTGCCTCGCAGCGTTCTGTACCGCCGGCGATTCCCGCCCAACAGCTTTGACCCCAAGCGAACCATCAGCACCACGGGTAAGCGGCATGATGGCTTCCGGCCCGGCCTCGCCGAATACACCCGCACCTTTCGCAAACGCAAAATATTGGGGAGTGCTGTAAACACCATTGCTGTAGGCAGAAAGTGACGGAGAATCGTAAACGCCTCCGAGAGCGTTAAATGAAAAATTAGCTCCCGCGCTTTGAATAGCGGTACCACTACTTGCCGCACCGCTGGCACCGCCAAAAAGACTACCGAACAACCCACCCGCTCCGCCGCCAAATGACGCCATAATCGCTTTAGTGATCAACGCCTGTGTTGCCATCTGGATCAGCGTCTTAATCACCGTTTCGCCCAGGGAAGAGAAAATATTTGACATCCCATCTTTAAAAGAAGCAGCGCCTGTCAGGACGTTTGTCAGGTTGTTGGAGATAGAGTTTGTGGTGGCATCCAGAATCTCGCTGGTTGCAGTGGCAGCCATTGAACTCAGTTCAGAAGCCTGATCGGCATAGTTCATCAGGGAATCGCTGATCCCAGCGCGCCAGTCTGACTGCTGTTCATCGGTTTTTTTGTAGTAGTCCTCCTGAATCGCCAGCCGTTCAGCAAGTGCAGCCTGCAGTGCTTCCGTTTGCTGTTTGTACAGGTCCTCAGAAATTTCCCCTCGACTGAAATCCCGCTGCAGGTCCCGCTGCTGTTTGAGAAAATCAGTGCGAATATCTGCCATTTCCTTCATGCGGTCGCGGGCCTTTCCCCCCATCCCGGCACCAAGAAAATCAATATTCCCCCTGTCACGCGCAGCAGCATTACTATCAGCCAGCCCATCACGGAACGTTTTTAACTGTTCAGCAATGTTTTTCTGATCGATAAGCGCAGCATTATGCAGAATAGTTTCTTTTTTAGCTCGATCGAGTGAGGCTAACTCCCCCTGAACTATCTGATATTTTATTTTTGCCAGTTCATTGCTTTGTCCGGCGAGTGCAATCTGTTCTTCTTGTTGTTTAACAATACGGGTATATGCATCTTCATTTTTTTCTACCTCTGACTTTCCGCGAGGTTTTTTTTGCGATTCGTTAAGTTTAAAGTCTGTAGCAGCATTACCTTGAATAGCTGCGATCTGCTCATCCTGCCCAGGTAAAATATTACCTTTATTATCAGTTCTAACCGCTCCCTGTTTGATGGCATCTTGAAGAGCTTTAAGCTTGGCCCGCTCTACACCTTCTTTCTGAGAGAGGGCTATGCTCTCCTTCTGTTGCTTTATAAAATTATCGTAAGCTGTATTGGTTTGGGGTGCTGGGGGCTGGCCGTTCCCAGAACGCTTTTTTAATTCGTCCATGAATTGAATGGTAACTGACAGCGATGTTGCCATTACTTCATTAACATTCAGCGCACCAATTATCGAACTTTTTATTTTGTCAAAAGCGACTGCCGATGCCTGAACTTTTGAGGCTAACTCAGTTTGTAACTTATTTTGCGCATCTACAGCATTGTTTAATTGAGATGTAGTATCAGCAATATCTCGGGATATTTTATTATATTCCCGCTGATATTTAGCAGCGTTCTGTACGTAACCATTATTTTGATCATTCTGAACGCCCATCTGTCGAGCGAGAGACGTATATTTCTGAACTTCAGCAGCGGCCTCGGCTTGAGCATCCCTCAAGTCTTCCAGCTTATCTTTGAGCGCGTCAATGGAGTCACCAGAATCAGCAATAGAGCCTCTGATTTGAATTTCGCTCATGGCTTTCGCCTTTTCCACCACCTCATCAAGGGTGGAGGCATACTGTATCGCAGACTGACGCGCCTGTTCCTGGTTCTGATACCATGTATACCAGGCACCTGCACCCAGCATCAAAATCCCTGGAATGCCACCAAAGAGGGATGATACGCCAGCCCATGCGGTTCTCGTTACAGAGGTGAGCGCATTAAGCCGCTGATTTGCTATTGACAGCTCATTGACCGTGGCGGTTTCCGCTTTATTCGCTTTGACCATCTCCATTGAGTTTCTTGCAAGCAGTGTCCTGATGGATGCGCGTTGTTTTTCCGTCTGCGCCAGTTCAAGTTGAGCCACTAGTGAGCGCTGATTAGACAGAAGTAACGATTTTTCCGTTTCAATCTGAACAAGTGAGGCGTTTGCTCCTTCGATTTTAGCCGCAGTGCTGGAAATTTCCGCCCCTCTGGCCCTAATTAGCTCTTCGGTGTGTGATTTCAGTTGAAGCGTCCAGTTTCCCAGAAACCGGGTCACGCCCACAGCCGTTAACGCTCCTGCAGCCATTGCTACGGTATCAATGTTCTCAGCCAGTGAATCAAGACCACCAGCAAGCACAGCGGAGGCACCGTATGCATCATTTGTACCGCCCACCCAGGCCATAAAGGCGTTTTCAACCTTTTGAGTCGAGGCTGATACTGTTTTTGGCATTGCATCAAATTCAGCCTGCATCACCCGTAACTGAGCGGTAATAGCCGGAACCACTTTATCTATTGTCAACAGTCCGTTATCAGCCATCGCCTTGAGGTCTTTGCGGGCAACGCCCATACCTGCCGCTAAGGCTCGGATGATCCGATCACCGTTTTCGTTAACAGAGTTGAACTCCTCCCCGCGCAATACCCCCTGCGCCAGCGCCTGGCTGAACTGTGTGATAACTGCACTGGCCTCTGACGTGCTGGCCCCGGATAATTTAAGGCCCGTGCTGATAGCCTCGGTGACTTTCAGTACATCGCCAGAGGAATAGCCAAACTCACGCATGGATGCTGCCGAACGAGAAAATAAACCTGCGTTATCACTGAACGCTGTCCCTGTTTTCTGGCTGATATCCATAAGTAATCGTTGGGAATTGGAGAAATCATCGGTTGATGTTGACGCCTGTTTTAGACGTGCATTCACAGAACTCCACTCATCAGCAAGAGCAATAAGGTGCCCGGTCGCAAAAACTCCGGCAAACGCACCAGCCATACCCATAGCTGCACTTTTAGTTTCTGATAATTGTGCAGATACTTCGGCTAGCGCCTGTCTTGTCTCGCGTGCGGAAACAGCCGCCTGCCGCCCACCCCGTTGCATTGTCTTATAATAATCGGACCCCATGCGAGATGCGCGAGCGATCTCGGTCTGAAAGGACTGAGAATTAGCTGAAACTTTTATAATTAATTCGCGAAGGGTTGCCATTGCTATTCCTCTAAAAAAAAAGCCCCGCTTACGCGAGGCTCTTAATCTAATTTGTTAGTTTAATCAATCATTCATCCTGACCGCATACCTTATAATACAAATCCAAATCAGACCCAATGAGGGTCTTGTATATCTTCTTATCATCAATGGTATAGTTTACGCCTTTAGAGAAAAAACCTTTCGATTTCATTGTTAATGCCAGCTGAAACTTTGAATAACCAGCATAGGCTCCGAAACTATTTTTTGAATTTATTTCACCACAAACAAATCCGCCAACCAGTCCATCTTTTTCACCTGCTTTTACAAACCTTAGATAGCGAAACTTTGCACTATCTGGATCTTTCATGTCAGCAGCAACTTCCTTTTTGGCAATATCTATTGCTTTTTCGTCGCTGGGTTTACATCCTGCCAGAAATAAAATGGATAATGCCAAAACTATTAATTTTTTCACACAGCGCCCCTATTGGTAAGGATATGGGTAAATCCTACCATTGGTTATGTAAAACTTCAGCTATCATTGTTTGTTCAAGCTGATGCTGCGAGCAAAGCGGCTTCTAACCCGGCAAATGGATCGCCGCTGTCGCTTGCCTCATCTTCTTCTGTGCTCCACTGAAGCTGAGCCTCTTCAATGGTGACTTTACCGCCCTGCGCCCCGTAAACCGCTGATACCAGCTGAGCATTGAGAATATCGCCACGGATATCACCGATCGGGCTGATACGATCGTATTCAGCCCACATCCTGA